ATGCCGATATTAGATGTAGGGTATAATGATATCATTGTCATAATAGGATTCGGGATAATACTATCTTTTATGTTAACCATAATCCCGATCTTGCTTTCTTACGATATAAGGGATGAAATCATTGAGTTGATTGAGGATCTGGATAACCAGATCGTGGTAGACACTTCGGTATATAAAACGAACCTGCCCTAAGTAATTCCTAGGGCAGATGTATAAAACTAGATATTCCTTTTAATATATTTATCCATAAGGTCTATGGATAATTTAGTTCCCAGCTCCTCCTCCAACAGGTTAAGGTAGTTCTGGTGCAGGCATCCACCCCGCTCCACCTCCCTAAAGCCGGCCCCGTCCCGGATCCTGACCAGCCCTTTCCTTGGATCCGTATCGATCAGATCCCGAAGCTCGTTCATGTTCTTAAACCGGCTCTCTATTACCTTAAATACATCGATCTTAGGTTTCTTATCCTTATCTTTGGACTTTATCTTAACTCTTCCGCTCATATCGATTATCCAGTAACCTTGCATGTAATATGATTCATGTTATTATTGCCGCAATAAGCGCACATAGACGTGAAAGGTGAATATACCCTTCCACATACCGGACATTTCCATCCATACATAACAGGATTTGATTGTTTACCTGCTTCTCTCAAACTTTCATTAGTCGTAGTTGACGTATTCCTATCTTCCATATCATCAATTATTTACCCGTACTACCAAATCCATTACTTCCTCTATCAGCCGTTCCAAGATCTTCTAATGATTCCACCTCATCCCATACGATCCGTTCCCGTCTATGGATAAGCAATTGAGCTACTCTATCTCCTTTAGAATAAGAAGGATCTCCATAACGATCTATACGTCTACATACTACCATAATCTCCCCTCTGTATCCCTCATCCACAGTACCCGGAGAGTTTTGGATAATTGCCTTGGTTTTTGTGATACTACTACGTGGACGGATTTCCATCTCATAATCCTCAGGTAAAGCTACATGCACACCAGTATGGTATATAATCCTACCCCCGTCAAGTTCTATGTTTTTAACGAACAGATCCATGCAAGCGTCCTCCTTATGTGCGTACTTAGGCAATATCGCTCCTTCTTCCAGCCATATTTTGACCTTACATGTATCTATATCATTAAGTAACTCAATTGCCTCGTTATAGCTCATAGGCTGTTCTGAGGCCAACGAAATGGCTTTTGCCAATACATTTTTGATCTTGCTCATCTTATCTTGTTTTTAAATTCCTTTCCTTTCGGACATTGTAATTTACATTCCTCGCCACAAGCGGAACAGTTGGGTCTCATTCCGGGCACCCCTCTTCCCCCATACGGCCAGTAGGCATAATCGCAGACGCTCCAGAACGCCTCCATCGCCCTGATCTTGGCATCGACGGTTATCTTCTCCTTCACCTTTTTCATGCTCTTCCTGAACTCATCTTTCATATCCTTCCCTTCTATCTGTCTGGCCTTACGTCTCTCGTTCCACCAATTGTAGTAGAATTTGTCTGCCATCTTATAAGCTTCGGGGTCAAATTTATCACGATGCAGGATAGGTGCGTCCTTGATCTTTCTCAAATTCCTGCCACAAACATAAGCAAGCCCGGCGTACGGAGGTATGTCCTTAGGATCAACCAACCCATCAGGAACGCAGTAGTAGAAGTAGTTGGGGCGGCCGTACCTGACCCAGTCCCCGGTCTCGTATAGGGCTTGCTTCCGGGCCTCGAACCAGCCTTGCATTACTTGGTGCTTACCCTCCTTCTCGAAATCCTTGTTATAGTCAGCCAACGAGATCTTCACCTCAACCTCATAAGCGTACATGGATCTGGTTATAGCCAGATAATCGGACTCCCAGTTATAGACATACAAGTTGTTTATAATCCATCTAGGAGATACCAAGAACTGTCTGTTAAGGATATCCAATATCCCTCTTTCAGTGTATTCAGCACCTTTATTTGATTGCCGTGTTCCCATCTCCTGTCAGAGGATTATTCCTTAACCCAACCGCCATTATAGCGTTCGATACCAATCTCCGTAATCCACCCATATCCTTATCATGGAACGAGAAAGTAGTTAAGTTATGTGATTCAGTAATCTTATCATAAGACTTTATCATCAACACAGCCACATACTCACCAATCATCTTCCCATTCATGATATCAAGATCGATTATGCCGTGATCTATTAGATCAACCACATCCCATCCTGATGGTAGATACGTTTTTATCTGATTAATGTCCATAGCAAATAGTATTTATAAAAAGGAGGGTCGTGCTACCCTCCTATAGATTACACACGAAAAATAGAACTGAAAGCGATCTTAAGCACGTAAGATTTTATTAATTCCCGTAGGCTGTCTACCGGTTATCGTTAATTACCGACCTACGGGAATATGTTTAAGAAAACACCATGTACCCCAATCCGGAATCGAACCGAAATTTCATCGTTAGGACCGACGTGTTCTATCCATTGAACTATTAGGGCATATGTCCTTATTCTCACGAACCAGGACATCAAACGTCTAAACTTTAAAAAAAACCTAATGACAAAACTCTATGCTAGTTTTTCCCCAAAAAACAACGTAGTCCTGGCGGAGGGGCTTGAACCCACGTGCGACCAACTACCCTTTCTACAAGGTATAAGCTTGAGGGGATACGCCAGGATGGTTTCCACATCGGCTTTCACAAGAGGATGCGGATCGGAATTTCTCGAAGTTTATATAGTAATATCATGAAACTACGGTCCAACATTCTAGCATATAACACCAATCCTCAAACAGGAACGTCTCCACGCCAGACCTACCCCATCCCGTCCCCCAGCTGTTCTGTAGGACGAAGCCGGCCTTGTCCCAGCCGGTGAGGATAACGGCATGACCTCCCAAGTTCTGCCCTTGGCCTTGCCAGAATCGATTACCATAATTATAGCAATACAGACCTATAACCAGAGGCCCATTCAGCATCAAAGCCACCTTAGCTGATACCGGATCTATGATCCTAGCGTAACTGTTTATTTTCTCCCCATCTACGCCTATGTTCTTGATAGACTTGATAGCGTCACGAAGAACCATCCCGTCTTGATCCTTATCCTCTCTCAGATCATATATATCGTAGGGAGAGATCTTAGCCGGTCTTTTAATAGCCCTTATACTCTTTCTCCAGTTAAGTATCTCAGCTAAGCTTACCGCAGCGCAAATAGGAGAAGATCCTTGATCCACTACGCTATCAACGTTGTTGACCTTATACTCATCAGGGACAGCCTCATGCTGCATATTCATGATAGCGTCTCTGTCATCCACAGGGGATGGTATATATCCTAACCCGTAACTCATTTTTTATCCTTTTTATGGTAATCAATTATCTTGATATTAAACGTATCGGATCTTTGCCTTACCTGTATAGACCCTCTAGCCTTTCCCTTGGCGTCGTACAGGGCGGTGAAGCCAAAGTTATCGACCCGGCCGTCGTCCAGCGTAAACCGCCACTCCTTCCATTGGCCCATCACGGTCCCGGAAGACACTATGGAATCCACCACATAAGATATATCAGTAGTATCATATTCCGTATAGTAGGTTCTTGACGTACTGCATCCGACAACCGCTAAGGTAAATAACGTTAACAAGAAAAACAAGATCTTATTCACTTTTCTTAGATTTTTTACGTTTCTTAGATTTCTTCTTATCCTCCACCTTATTCTCGACATTTACATCATTACCGGCATCGGCATCAGTAACCTCAGGAGCGTTATTTTCAGGTATATCAATATGACCGGAATTAGGATCCATCTTATCCTCATCAACAACAACCTCATCAGGTACATCGCTATCTAAAAGCTCTGCCTCAAGATATTTGATACGATCTGACATAGCCTTATTCTGACCCTCAAGTTCCTTATATCTTCTTCTAGCCTCATCGAGTAATTTAGATGATAACTTATGTTTCTTCTCGATATCCATATAAGCCCGTTTAAGAGTTTCTTTCTCTTTTACCGACTCATTATATAGCTCTCTTGATTTACTAAGCTCATTCCCCATCTTAACTATATGAGAATCCTTGGAATCTATATCCATATTAAGAGAATCGACAAGCGTATCAAGATACTTTATTTTCTCTTCCAATTCAGTTATCTTATTACGGGCATCCTCATAATCCCTTTTTAATCTGCTTGAATAGCTAATAGCTTCATCAAGATCCTGTTTTAGAGTATCTATATAACTACTCTTTACTATCTTCAATCCGAACATCTTCATTACTTTTATAAGTTCTAAAAATATCGGCTTTTATCTTGCCGACTATAATTAACTCAGCTATATGTTTGTCTTTCTCGACTATAGCTATATCCTTACGGACATTAGTGACCCTGATCATGATATTCCCGTTATTAGACGACACGAATGGTGATCCTACCAAAGTAAGTCCCGTATCGCCGATAAACGACGGCAGCATCATCAACACCCCTATGGTATTGTCCGGGAACGATGCCCATACCCCTGTGTCTATATCAAGGACATCACCCTGTCCTAATGGGAAGGTATTACCCTGTTTAATAGGAATATCCTTACCCAACGAGTTCCATGCTTTCGAGAATCTTACGGAGTTAAGGAAGATCTTTCCCTCTTTCTCCACCATCCCTACCATAGGTTCGCAATTCAGTCTAACCTCGTTTTGTTTATCATCCGGCTTCTCCTCAAACTCGTCAAGGTCTCTAGCTGATGTAAACGACTTACTCTCCAGAAGTTTTTTAATATCCTCAATACTGGTCATTATAATTTGATTATTAAATAAACGATCTTCAATCCTAACTTCAAATCAGATGTCTTTTCGAACATCTCCCTAAGAGGTAAGATAGTAGCGTCAAGATCTGACGCTACCCATTCTCCATCCTTATAATACATATCCTTTTCCTCGGAATACGCTACACAAGGTCGATGCCCTAAGTTCTTCATAACCGTATCTACCTTATTTTGGGTAGGCATCGAGACACGGTTCACTTTAGTAGATATATTAAAATTACTTTCCATCAACTTTCTGATTTTTAATTAGTTAATTAAAATGGAAGATCATCGTCATCTCCAAAAGGAGGATATTGAGGAGGTTGCTGGTATGATGGAGGAGGTGTCTGCTGCTGGGCCTGCGCCTGATATGACGGTGGGGGCGTTTGCGTTGTAGCCTCACCATCATTGTTTTGGATTGCCGACTGAGCAGGTTTCACACCATCTGTTTTAATGCTTTGAATATACTTATTAAGTACCTGATAGGCGAAAGCGTCTTGGGCGGTATAATCAAACTTCTTGTTACCCATAATATCCGTGCTCTCAACCCTGTCAGGCCATCCATTCTGTCCATTCTTATAATATTGCTGGATAAGCTCATCTTTTCCGTCTGGAGTCTCCCTAGCGTATGAGATAAAGAAATTACCAGGAGCGTATTGCTCTCCTTTTTTAGTATGCGCAGGATTGATAACAATCTTCCGTTTTAGGTCGATATTAGGCAAGTATCTTACAAGAGACTTAACATAGCTGTTAATACCGCCTCTTGAGGTCATCAACGGAACTTTTATAACATAATTACCTTCCTCATCGCTTATCTTTATAAATAAGAAATTTGTCTTAGCGCCATTCATCTCCTGCTCTAATACAAAAATATCGGAAAGATATCCTTCTATACCGTTCCAGAAAACCCTCCAGTAGGATACGGCTCCTGTCTTCTCATTTATATGTTCCTCGAAACCTTCCTTAGGATCTCTTGACGATTGATATAATACACCACCTCCACTTATATTAAAGTATTGTGTATTAGATGATAATTGATTTTCACGAACTCCCATATTATATATATTTAAACGTTAAACAATAATTGATGATGACAAGAAATACTCGTTCTTATTATCCTCCCCATAAACCTTATTGAAATGAGATTTATGATCATGCTCGATAACTATCCTATTACACGATATGCTTTTTATGATACCCAGATATCTTCCACATAACACGTTGCATACAATATCTTCACCATAATGAGACAAAGGGGTAAGTCTTTCCTTACATGATTTACCTGAAGACGGGTTCTCTGACATAATATCGCATCCTTTATCGGTAAATATCAACTTGCAATGATCGAATTCATTTACCTTAAGATTGTTTTGGAGGGCTTGGACGAGTAGATCCTTATCAAAGACATAGGTACTTGTTTTGACAAAATGCTCGTCCACGAACCTCCAATTTGGATAATTACCCTCAAAATAGGTCTCATACATATCCATATCAGGCGTAGAGAAATAAGTCTTAGTATCGTCCACTTTTATAGACAACATATCCGATGACTTATTGATATGCTTATCAAGCAATATCGCAGATTCGTTCGATACCGGGATAAACATCTTCTCTACCTTATCCTGATTAGGGACAAAATACCTGTAAATAGTATTTCTATCCGTACTTACTATATTGATATTAATATCATCAATATCAATTACCACATTCTCGATGCATGGATAAAAGTCATCTACCTCCGTATAATCGCTGGCTTTGTTAAGAACCGAAACATAATCGCTCATCTTAACCTTAATTCCTCCATCAAGTATCTTATGTACCTGCGGGAATGTATTGATATCAAAAGCCGGACAACTATACTCACCAAAAGCATAGCAGATCGTTATCTGATCTTTTTTATCTGAAAGCAGTATCGTAATCTCGCAATTCTTCTGTTTTTTCATGAACTTAATAAAAGAGCTTGCCTCTACCAAGAAAGAGAAGTTAGAGTCAGCCTCGACCTCCAATCGCTCTATAACACATACCTTGGCATTTACGGAAGTGATATAAGCCAGATTATTGACAACATCTATCTTAAGATCCTTATAAAGGGAGTTGGAACCGGCGTTCTTAACCACCGTCTCCAGTTTACCCAACTTCTCATTTAATGACTTCGACAAGCATCTTATAAGCATAACGAACAACTTTTTATTACATCGCAAATGTAATCATAATTATATTAATACAAATACAATAAATACTTAATAGTATTAAAATAGTTTAAACTTACGTCTAATATACTCGGCTATAAGCGTGGCATCACACATTCCGTCTTGTATCTTAGTAGGTTGCACTCCTTTCCCTGACCATGGTTTCACGAAAGAGACCAAAGGGAAAAGGCGCATGGCGCATCGGATGGAGGTAGCCTTCGTGTCTAACTTCGCCGCCGTATACACCCGATCGGATGTCGTATGAAGCTCCTTCTGCCAGGTCTTTGGTTGCACCTCCTCGAACATGAACCTAACATCCGGGTGAGATCCGTATCGCTCCATCATCTCCACCATCATAGCGAATAGGGCGTTCGGTTCCCGGCGTCTCCCGCCAAAGGTGAAGTTGCTGGCTGCCGAGCTGTTGTGGATGCTATGGACGTCCTCGACGGCGATCGCCAGCGTCCCGCCTCCCTTTTCTTGGATCTTGTCAGCGGCATCGAGGAAGAAGCTTGATATAGCCCTAAGATCTATATCCCCCTTAGCCGATATCCTTGGAGTCATGATTACCTTAACCTCGCCATTCTCAGGGATCATCGCCAATCCTCCGGTATCTATACCCGGATCTATTCCTATCGCTATATTCATAAAGAGCAGTATTGAATTATTAATCTATTCTCGGTAATATCTTTAATCATATCCATAACATCATCCACAGATATATTGTCATATGATTTATATAAATCCATTACCCCATTAAGTCTTGATCTTACAAAAGATATATAGGCATCGTGGTAATCCTCAATATTCATTATATTCAATCTATCATTTAATTTAATCATTCTTATAGCATATTCTATGTTGTCATTATTTGCTATAAGCTTAAAGTTATTAATATAATCAATCACATAATCTTTTGTGATCTCACATTTATCTGGGCTTACGTCAATTATCAAGTTGGCTACTATTCTATTCGTGCATTCTATATATCTCCTATTTACTGAATAACATAATCCGTTAGATCTAAGATAATTAAACATAGAGAAATTATAATTATCACACATCATAGATAATATGATAAGCAACACGCACAATTTATTAAAATCATAATTATCTAATACAAATGATACATATAACTGTTTGGGATTTTTAGTATATTTATAAACACCATATTTAGGACCATGAACATGGAAATATTTAAGACTATTACGATAGTATGTATTAATATCAACTTCATTTGATAATTCCGTTATATCTGATACATATTTATTCATAAAATCATCACATCCATATAAATGAAATACCATTTCTGACTTATTCAAT